CATGATTAAAATATTTTGACTTTGGAATTAAATCAAATCCATTTTGATGTCTCTTTACATCTAAACAATAATGATATAGAGTTCCAGTGTCTAAACATAAACAAGAAATAAATTTACCATATGAAGAAACTTCTTTCGAAAAAATTTCTTCGTAACAATCTAACTCACACAAAATTGAAAATTCTTCAGAAAAGATTTTACTTATCGATTTGATCAAATCTTCTATAGGAGGAATTGTGTTTAAATTATCCAGATATTCTGGAAATTCATATAGCATTCTAGGACTAAGTAGTTGATGCATTAGAAATAATTTATGTTTATATTCGCCCTAAAAGGGGCATCTGTGCAGTTAGTGCTGTGATGTAGAACAGTTGGATCAAATATAACAACCCGATTTTCTACGGATTCTATTTTTCTATCCCCAATAACAGTATACCCATTATTTGTATTTAAATAGAACACTGCTGCTTTATGTGGAAATCCATAATCAATGTGATCTTTATGGTGAACCAATTTGTCAGTTCTTGGATATAGATTTGCTTTAGCACGAATTAATGACTTTGCTTGAAGAAGAAAAGCGAGAGGTTCAACTGCTAACGAAAAATTTTCACTTCTTCTAGAATAATCTGAAAAGAAAAGATGTGTAAAATAGCAGTTTTCTTCTTCGCCTTCTCCAGAAATATTTGTCTCTAAAAACCATCCCATAGCCTGAGATGAAATAATAGATTCTTTTACTTTATGGAAGAGTTCCTTTTCCATAAAATTGTCCTTTACTTCAATCATTTCAAATCTCCAAAAATTCTTTGTTGATTGGCATGGTTTTATCTTTTCCATACCACATTGATAACGTATATCTATCGCCTTTTATAACGTTTGACACAGCATGTCTGTATTTTCTTCCGTCAAAATAAACTGTTCTACCAGATATTGGTTGTACATCCACGCCTTCGATTATTGTGTTGCCCCCAATATAACCGTCATTAATGTAAGTTATTGATGCACCAGTAGTAGTTTTTCTTGCTTTGTCATAATGAAAATTTTTATGAGCTCCACATGGATACTTAACAATTTCGACTTCTTGTAAATCTAAAAATCTTTCATCTCCATCAACATTTGATTTTATCAACTTTACTAGGTCTAGTATTTTGAAATAAATTTCTGGCGGATTGACTTCATTAAATCCATATCTATTCAATCCGAGGACCCTTGTCTCGTCCCAAACATAGGTGTGTATAATATTTTCTTTAAAAAAATTTATACTATCAACTATAAATTTTTGATCTAGATCGTTATGTGAAATATAGATCATCTAAAAGGTTCTCCAATATTCCAACTAACTAAAGAATGTCGAGTTCCACTTGTAACAGGTCTTACTCTATGATATACAAAAGATGGGAAAACAACTAAAGATCCTTTTTTGTCCAACTCTTTAGCTATGCATGATTTATTCCTACTGAAATGAAATTCTAACTCACCACCCTCATAGTCTTGCGGATCATTTAAAAGTAGTGTGCTTGATAATTTTCTATATTTACCACGCATCTGAACATTCTCATCATCATTCGAATATGTGTAATGATGTTGGTCTGGATGCCAGTCATAAAACTGACCCTCATTATAAGTAGTGAATTGTAATTGCTCTGTATAATCCCATTGAAAATTCCATCCTGCCATTTTATTGGCTCTTTGAATATACGGTTTTAGGATATTGTAAATCCACGGAATATCCAACCAGGCAATATGTGAATTTCTTGTTTTGAGAAGATGCTCATAATCTTCTTCAGAATAGTCTTCAATGCCTTTACTAGATTCCCTATTAATCTCACCGTAATTTAAAGTTTGTGAGTTTCCAATAGATATAATCCTATCACAGATTTCTGGACTAATTGCCTCTTTAAAATACCAATAATTATACTTTAAGTTCATTTATCCTCCATTATAAGATGTATAATCAAAGTCTTCTATTTTAAAAGTATACCATCCTGTTGCAATATACTTTGTTTGAGTTTTTGATGTGACACCTCTATGAGTATGTGTCCAATCAGTTGGCCAGAATAAGGTCAAACCTTTTCTTGGTTGAATTCTGGTCTGCTGATAAAACCATTCCGTTTCACCACCATCCGTAACTGTATTTAGATAAGTCATAAACACCAGGAAACGTGTTGATATCAGATCTTTGTAAGTCCCTCTTTCGGAATGCCACCCATGAAATCCTTCCCCTGGTAAGTATCTTTGTATATTGAAATTTGTATTCAGACCCCACCTAGCATGGTTTGTTGAGCACCAATGATATTTTTCTGTATAACTATCACACACCTTTCCTAGTTCTTCTAGGTATTTTTGTATTCTTATGTCTGGATTTCTTGGAACTACCGTTACATCGGTAGAAACTTTGAAGTCTTCATTTACACCACTTCCCACCTTTCCTGGCGTTTTGTCTTGAGATTCTTCAAAGAAAGAAATAAGATCATCACATACTTTCTCGTCAATAAACCAACCAGAAATAAAATTAGGAGTTTGATTTAAAATGGGGAATTCACTCATAATGACATGTTAAATGATATTGATATTTTTTCTTCGCAGTGTTGCTTTTCGGTTCCATGCATAAGGTCACTCATAAAAATCAACATTGATCCTGGAATACAAGTATACTCGCAATGCTGATGATTTAAATCATTCCAAACATCTGGGTCTGAATGCATTGTTGGCGAATTAAAAAATTTAATCTTTTCGTGTAGAGAAGACTTTACATAATAAACTCCAGAAATCATAGACCCGTTATGATTATGTGGGAAGATATAATCTCCTGGATAACTAATGTTTGCCCAACAATTGTCAAAATGAAGAGATTGTGTATTCTTATATCCAAGTTCATTTAGAAAATATTTTGATCGATCAAAAAATTCTCTTCTCAATTCATCTAGATTACAAACCTCAAATAAATTTGGTTTTAATCTATGCGTGGAGTTGACGTTCTTTGCACCATCTCGTAATGATCCTACTTCAGAGAAAGATTTCTTTATTTCTCTCTCGTATAAATCTAGGTTATCATTTAAAATATTAGGTTGAAAGTAAATCGCCTTTGGAAACCATAATGTAATCATAATTTATTTTAAAAATATTGTTTAACCCATTTCCCTTGAATTGAATCGTAAACATAGTTTACTGGAACAGTTTCAAAAGATGGAACTTTCGTATATGTTTTATTAACATTATCCCAAACCCAATTTCTCGATGCATTTAAATTTGAGTTTACAGGTTTATAATCTGTTTCGTCTGTGTATGACAAAGGATTTCCAGTATTGTCAGTTGTCTGATTTGATTCGTATGGGCATTCCCAGTGACAACAATCTTCATCCAAAACAACATTTATAGCATCTGGCATTACCCCAATAAATGCATCTCTTACATAGTCATATTTTCCGCCAATAGATGCATAATTTTTTCTTAGACATGGTTTAGTGCCATACACTGGTTCTACATATTCTCCATCAGATTGAGCTAAATGTAATCTATGTCTACCTTTGAATGCATTGTATGAGGTTTGTTTCCAATCATATGGTCCACCAAGAACATCTTGAAGAAACTTAATTCCAAGATTTTCATTTTCATCTCCATTTTCGTCCAATAAAATTTCGTCGTCCACCTTTACGATGTCAACTACTGTACCACTCTGATCGATTTTTGCGAAATGTGCCATTTTTCTTACTGGAATTTATATCTAACAATTACGACGCCACCGCCACCATTACCACCTTTTGGTTCTGGATAATCTCTAGGATCTTGGTCAGCAGCACCACCACCGCCTCCACCAAGACCATCCGTTCCTGGGTTTCCAGAAGCGGTTGGTGACAGAGCACCAGATCCTCCACCACCAGCTCCTCCATTGGGAGAGTGTGGACCGCCTGGGTAGTTTGCACCACCTCCGCCTCCACCATAAGTTTGAACAGTTCCAGAAATGGATGAACCAAAACCATTTCCACCTCTAGCTGGAGCTGAGTTAGGTCTAGTGTAACCATCTTGACCTGCTTCTCCAGCACCACCGCCTCCACCACTAGTGCCATTCTGAGAAGAAGCGCCTCGACCACCTCTATTTCCCTGTCCAGAGACGCCAGGAGCGGTTGGTTGGTTGTAACCATCGCCATCAGTTCCAGATCCACCGCCAGATCCACCAGATTGTCCTGCTTTATCTTGCTGACCGCCACCGCCGCCACCATAAGCAATCTGAGTTCCAAATGAACTGTTTCCACCAGGACTTCCAGCAGCATTTCCAGTTCCACCGTTTCCACCGCCACCAACAGAAATACTAAATGATCCAGCAGAAACAGCGTAATTGTATCCATTGGTTTTTAGAACTCCACCAGCGCCACCGCCGCCGCCAGATCCAAAGTTATTGAAATCTCCAGAACCAAATCCGCCACCGCCACCGCCACCAGCGACAATTAGATAATCTACAGTGTTTCCAAATGGTTGAGTGGAATCTCCAACTGCATTAACAACAAAACTATTTACACTATTGAATGTGTGAATTCTAAAATCTCCGTCGTTGGCAATTGCTCCGCCAGCTGCTTCGATAAATCCGCCACCTGCTCCAACAGCAGATTTCCATTCGCTTCCATCCCAAACTTCAATACCACCGTCCTCGCTATTATAAATCATCATCCCAACAGACTTGCTTAAAGCATTTCTTTGAGCAACTGTGTAAGATGGTAACTGAAGGGTTCCAGTTACGTTTAAAGTTCCAGCATTTAATGTAGACATAATTCTTTTACTGCCTCTGTAGTTCTTGCCAAATTAAAACACCATCACTATTTGGTGCATACAAATACACTTTACCATTATCTGGATTAAAACAAATTGAACCTTCCTGAGCTCTTGGCATAGCTCCAACTGGATGGATTGGAAGGTTTACAGCAACTGATGGATTAGCCGTCGTAACTGTTAGTTTACCCGTAGACATAATTAATATGATCTAGTATACTTATTTATAGAATATTCCAAACCCCACCAGAAGAAATGGTGACTGTAGATCCAGATTGAATTGTAATAGGACCATAAGAAGCAGCGTTGTCGGAACCTCCAATGGTAATATTTTCAGCAATAGTATTTCTATTTCTCTTGATGACACCATAACTATCTAAGTATTGAGCATCTCCTCTTACACGGGTTGTTCCTCTAACATTGGCATCTCCATTTACATCTAGAGTATATGATGGATCTGCTTGATTAATGCCAACCTTAGATAGTCTATAGATATCAACTTCATTGGTTGCCTCAGTCCAACGAGAAGTTACAAATTCTGAATTATTTTGGAATAACTGACCATTAAAGTTAACATCTCCTTGAATATTTAATTGATAATTTCTTACCGTTGTTCCGTCTTCTGGATCTGTTCCAGAAGTAGCAGTGGTATTAATAGAAACTCTATTATTGCTACCATCAATTTGTAATGCTGGGGTTGTATTCCAATCATTATTTCCAGCAGTATTAGATGCTTGGATTGCAAAACGATTGTTTCCTGTTGACTGAGCACTTAGTCTAAAGTTTCTATAGTTCTGAGCACCAAACATTTCAACGAATGTGCCAGAGTTATCATTGCCAGTATCAAGAACAACACCCTCTCTAAAGAGAACTTTCTTGTCGGCATCAATAGCGTAATTTGTTCCACTGTTCTCAATCTTGAGACCACCATTACCTTGAATGATTAGTTTGTTGGAAGAGTTGTTACGGAAAACAAAGTCTCTATCTTCTGCCCTACCGTTGAAGATCCAGTGTGCGCCTTCACCCGCTCCATACATTGCATCCCCAGCACCAGATGTAATAAACATCATCGCATGGTTAGCATCATCATACCATGTGCTTCTGGATCCATCAAGAAGTAGCATATGTCCTGAAGTATTTGCAGGACCACGCAATCTCAATGCAGCAATATTACCACCAAGAATATCAAGACCAACACCAGCAGTTAGTGTTGTTCCGACATTAATACCAACATTATCTTGAGATACATCAACAAAGAATGTATCAGTATCTACTGCTAGGTCATCAACGATTGTAACAGTATTCAAGAATGCAGATTGACCTTGAACACGAAGACCAACCGTTGCGGCAGTTCCGTCTGTTCCAATTGTCAAACCACCACTCATTCTGTCGCCAGCCTTCAAGACGTTTGCTGAAGCAGCACCAGTTAAATTAGCGGTGATTGTTCCAGCACTAAAGTTGCCATTTGCATCACGCTTTACAGCAGTATTTGCAACATTTGATGACTGGAATTCAATATTACCAGCGTTCCAAATAACATTACCGTTAATATTAAATCCATCAGCATTAACAACCAAAGCATTTAGTGTTCCAGAACCATCGGTAGCATTACCTCCAGTTGCAACAATAGCAGTATTATAGTTTGCTGTTAAAATAGAACTATTGAAATAAATTCCAGGGGAAGAAGCAATTCCATCCTTTCTACCTAATCTTAGGTTAGCAGTTCCCCCATCACTTTCGAGTTTTGCGACTTGAATTGTGTTTCCATCTTCAATCGTAAAATCTTCAAACTCTTTTCTATTGCCAGCATCTCCAATTGTAAGAGCACCGATAAAGTTACCAGTTGTTAATCTGCCAACAATAATAGTGTAGTCATTAAAATTGTCAGTCTCGTCGTTAACAATAATATTATCGATCGCAATTACACCAGTTCCCTGACCATCTGCATCATAAAGATTTACTGTGTTTCCAGGAGTAAATGGCGTAGTGTTTAGAATTTGACCCGAAATATAAATTCTATACTTAGGATCTCCGTTAAATGCTTTAATAGTTAAACTATCTTTAACAGTCGTTGCACTAATAAATCTTGGAAGTCTGTTATCAGATAGAGTTCCGAAGTTAATATTGAGAGCATTTTGATACCATTCTCCTTGTCTGTTATCAAGTCTGTCAGCATCTAAACCAGATCCAATACCATCATTCAATGATGTCCAAACTTTTGCCCATGATCCAAAACTAGTAACACCAGTTCCAGAACCACGCAACCACATATTATCATTATCAGTAAATGCAAGTTGTCTTACACCACCAAATGATGCATCGAAACTAGTTCCTCCTGCTCTAAGTGTGAGAACCATATTTTTGGTTCCACCATCACTGAGAGAATTGGCATTGTTGTTGATTGTGTTTGAAACTACACCACCAACAAAGTTATCTGGAGATGGGTTTGATGTTGGGTTGTTTGTTCC